CCGCCCAGTATTTACCAATACGATTAACGATAGCCGCAACAGGATCGCCACTGGAAATCTCAACCGCTAAGTCCATAGTAGACCATGACTTGTTAGCAAACGATTTACGTGCTTTCTGTAAGCCGGAAGTTAACTTCGCTGGAGTAGAAGCCGTCCCTGGATTATCTGAGCTATAATTAGGCTCATCATTAGTCAGACCTTTGAAAAACGGAAATTCTGCTGTTTGACCCGGCGCACTCGCCATCTCATCTAACACAGAACTTTGAACTGCAACACCAGAGCCGATAAAACGGTTCATTTCGGTAGCTGCTTCTTGAATACCTTGTGACCAAAGTATTGGATCGTATATATCACTGATTTGAACAGTTGCCATTGTAGTTTCTCCTAAATAATAGTAGTTCTCTTGACTGCTATTATTTAAGAGATAAAGCCAAGAGATAAATCATAAATTTTAATTTACAATTCATTCTTAGCCTCGCTACGCAGACGAAATTGGCCTAACCAATATCGAAAGGGGCTCTTGAAAAACAGAGCCTAACCCTGTTTTTCCTCGCCATTTGAATTTTATACCCGTTAACTATACCATAAGAGGTATTGCTAAATCAAGTGTCTACCCACAATTAGGTAGTGTTTTTACCACCCGCTTGTGTCTTTACCCGCCGCCTTCGCCATTTCTTTGGCTAATGCAGGGTTCTTGCGCTTCAACGCCACCTGCTCAGACATGTTCCCCGTCTTAAATGGATTCGACTTGTTGCCCAAACCGTTGTCGTGGCTGCCATCCGCTCCACCACCTGAGTTGGTATTCCCAAACAAGGGCTGAAACGCCGGTTTCGCCTGTAACTCAGCTAACACTTCCTTCGCTGACTTCTCATCTCCCTTGTCGTTCTTAGCCACCTCTGCACCGGACATTACCTTCACCTCACGTCTGCCATCTTCGGTCATCACAACACCAAAGTGCGGAGCCAAATGAGGGTGCAGTGCTTCGGCTACATGCGACAGTTCACTTTCAGCGAGTACATTGTTCAAATAGTTCTGAACCAATGCGTTGTTATACTCGCCTTCTAACTGCTGATACTTCTGAGCGAACCCGTTAATTTCCTCGTCCTTCTCGCTGATAATGCGCTGCTTGACCTCGTCAAACTTGCCCATCTCAAGCTCAATTCGCTCCTTCTCCGCACGTTCCCTCTCAGCAGCTTGCTTCATCTCATCAATCTGCTCCTGGGTTATCCCTTCGGGTAACTGATTCGATTCGAGCGTCTTAATCTTGCCTAACAA